GCAGCGATATCAGGAGACAAGAGCAAAGGTACAGATATTCATTCAATTAATAAGGTGGCTTTGGGGATCGAAGATAGGGATGTGGCAAAGACTTGGTTCTACGCCTTCATCTATGGCGCAGGGGATGGTAAGCTTGGAGCCATCCTTAACAAAGGGCCAAAGGTTGGAAAGAAATCTAGGGCCAAGTTCTTACAGAACGTCACTGGCCTTAGTGAACTTACAACTAAGGTTAAACAAACATTCAACAGGCGTGGATATCTTATCGGAATGGATGGGCGAAGGCTCCATGTGCGTTCAGAACACTCATCGCTTAACACTCTACTTCAATCAGCAGGCGCAGTAATTATGAAGAAGGCTCTTGTCTTATTAGATGAGAGACTGCAGAAGATAGGCGGTCTTATTCCCGGTGTTGACTATGAGTTCGTAGCTAACATCCATGATGAATGGCAGATAGAATGTAAGGAGCGATATGCAAGAATCATTGGAGGATACTCAGAAGGAGCCCTCACCAGAGCGGGAGACTACTATGAGTTCGGATGCAAAATTACTGGCACGAGTCAGACAGGACCTGATTGGGCATCAACACATTGAGACAGTAGATGAGTTCGTTAAGGTGTGTGATACATTAGCTAAGACATTGAACAAGTACATACATCATAAGCATGGTGACGATGTAGTTAAGTACAAGAAGTTCTATCACAAGGTAAGATCCTACATCTTAGCATGGACTAGAGAGTTTACATGTGAGCACTGTGGTGAGGTCAATGACTTCAGAGCCTACCACTTCCATCACGAAGACCCTAAGACTAGGCTAGTAAATGTAGGCAGTACTGGTGTGGGGTTTGGTACTAGACTTAGAGAATCTTTAAAGTGTGTCTACTTATGTGAGACATGCCATTACTCAGAACACGACAGACTAGGAGAGCTTGATGGATACTTCAACACTATTAATAGACGCGGACATAATATTATACAAAGTGTCTTGGGCCTGTCAGACTGAGGTAGAGTGGGGTGACTTAGTTACCTACTCCTCTAGTCTTACAGACATGGCAAGGACATTTGATAAGGACATAAAGAACCTAGTAGCTAAGACAGAGAGCAGTCACTATGAATTATGTATCAGTAGTAGTACTAACTTTAGGAAGAAAATTTTTAGTGAGTATAAACTAAATAGAAAAGCTACCAGAAAGCCTTTAGGATATAAGAAACTTGTAGCACACGCAATGGCTAACCATCCCTATAGAATGATAGAGGACTTGGAAGCTGACGATGTGCTAGGCATGAGGATGACAGATCCAGACACAGCACCCTATAAGATGACAGCTAGTATAGATAAAGACATGCTGACAATACCGGGTAAGCACTACAATATTGATAAGGATATAATTACTACAGTCTCTGAGGCTGAAGCAGACTACAACTTTTATACACAGATACTAACTGGTGACACTGTAGATAACTACAAGGGCTGTCCCGGCATTGGGCCAAGTAAAGCTTCTAGTATTTTACAGGGGTGTACACTTGGCAAGGAGTGGGAAGCTATTGTAGGCAGCTTTAAGAAGCAAGGCTTAACAGAAGATGATGCTCTACTCCAAGCAAGGATGGCTAGAATATTAAGACATGAAGATTATGATTATAAAAAAGAGGAGGTTATACTATGGCACCCGTGAATACTATAGCAAGATCAGAGAAAAATGGAGAGTTGTATTGTACTGAGTGTAGTGCTTGGTCTCCAAATGTCGGTGGGCATGAGACACACTGTAAGAGTAGGAAGACTTTCAATATAGGTGGCGAGGATGTTAGTGAAGCAGAGTTTCAAGAGGAGGAGAACCCTAAGGAATTAGTAAACGATAAGTGGTCTAAGAATAGCAGCGTAGGTATCAAGCCTTCATACTATACCAAGTATAAGATTGATCCTTGGACATTCTGTATTGAGAACAATGTAGACCTAGCAACTGGTAGTGTGATTAAGTATGTAATGAGACACCAAGATAAGAACGGTGTTGAAGATATTAACAAGGCTATCAAATGCCTAGAGATGATAAGGGAACACTACTATGCATGATGAGACAGAGATGGTACAAGAGTTCATGGACGAAGCAGCACAGAAGACCAACCAAAATATGGAGACTAACTTGTTTAGCTTTAGGATGTGCTTAGTAGCTGAAGAGTTTAAAGAACTGGCAGAAGCTGGAGGAGATCTGTTAGGTAACTTTGAGGACACAAGCTTAGAGGAGAAGACCATACGTCAAGAGCAAGTACTCAAAGAACTATGTGATTGTATCTATGTACTCAAGGGCATGGCAGTTACCTTTGGCTGGGATGTAGATGAAGCATTCGATAGAGTACATAATAGTAACATGACTAAGTTTCCCTTCTCTAAGTCTGATGATGGTAAGGTTATGAAAGGCCCTGAGTATGTACCTTGTAACTTGGAGGGATGTATATGAACTCACCAAGTACTAGAGCACAGGTAATAACAAGGCGGACATACAACAGGCCAACCGACAGCGGCTATGAGACATGGGAGCAGACAGTTGATAGGGTGATAGGACACCAAGCTTGGCTATGGAACAGAGCCTTAGGTGGAGGGACAGACAAGCAACCTAGAGCTGGCTCTGAACTGTTAGAACTAAGAGACTTAATGTTACAACGTAAGGTCATGGTATCTGGTAGAACCTTATGGCTTGGAGGAACTGAAATAGCTAAGAGGCGTGAGGCTTCTCAGTTTAATTGTGCTCATCTTAAAGTGGAGACTATTCATGACGTTGTTGACTCACTGTGGCTCTTGTTGCAAGGATGTGGAGTTGGCTTTACACCAGTTGTCGGAACGCTGTCAGGATTTACATCCCCAATCAAAGAAGTACAGGTTATCAGAAGTAAGAGAACAAAGAAAGGAGGACACGAAGGGAACAGGGAGTCTTTCGATCAGGGGTCTTGGACTCTTACAGTTGGAGACTCCGCTGAAGCTTGGGCAAAAGCTTTCGGTAAGCTTCTGGCATTCAAAGGGAAAGCTTCAAAGCTCATACTCGATCTTACACAGCTCAGGCCAGCAGGACAAAGACTTGCTGGTTATGGGTGGATCAGCTCAGGAGATGCTCCCATTGCAGAGGCAATTTCCCAGATCGCTGGGATTCTAAACAAGAAATCAGGACAACTACTAGGTAAGATAGACATCCTAGATGTTATGAACTGGTTAGGTACAGTACTAAGCAGCAGACGTAGTGCAGAGATAGCACTGGTATACTATGACACCCCAGAGTGGGAGGCATTTGCCAGAGCCAAGGATGATCTAGCTAACACACCCCAACGTGGGCAATCTAATAACAGTATCGTATTCTGGAAGGAGCCAAGTGATGAAGAACTATACAATCTCTTCGAGATCATTCAAGAGAACGGAGGATCAGAACCGGGCATCATCAACGGAGAAGAAGCCAGACGTAGAGCCCCTTGGTTCTCAGGTGTTAACCCATGTGCCGAGATTCTCTTGGGAAATAAAAGCTTCTGCAATCTATCCGAAGTTGACCTTTCCAAATTCAAAGAGGACAGTGGAGGACTGGACAGGGCACTTTACATCGCAGCTAGGGCAAATTATCGCCAGACGCTTGTTAATCTCGATGACGGTATTCTTCAACGAACATGGCATGAGAACAACGAGTACCTCAGACTGTGTGGAGTTGGACTTACCGGAATCGCCACTCGTTCCGATCTCACTAGTTACGACTATAAGCGATTCAAGAATATAGCAGTACATGGTGCTTACAGTATGGCAGATGAGTTAGGTACTCAACGTCCTAAGAACGTAACCACTATCAAACCTAGTGGAACCCTCAGCAAGATCATGGATACTACAGAGGGTTGCCACAAGCCTGTTGGTAAGTACATCTTTAATAACGTGAACTTTAGTATCAATGATCCTATGGTTCCTAAACTACGAGAGGCAGGTTACAAGGTTGTACCCAATCCGATTGATAATCATAATGTCATTGTTACTTTTCCTGTCGTATGGGAAAGCATTAGGTTTAATATAAACGAAGAAGGAGTATACGTTAATGATGAAACAGCCCTTGAACAGTTGGAGAGGTACAGACTACTCATGGACTCGTACGTTGAACAGAACTGTTCGATTACGGTGTCTTATAAACCTCATGAAGTACAAGGTATTGTTACTTGGCTCAAGTCTAATTGGGATAGTTACGTTGGGGTTAGCTTTCTTCCCGCTGTTAGTAAAGCCGCAGAAGCTGGGTACGCCTACCTCCCCCAGCAATGTGTCACCCAAAGAGAACACGATGATTATGTTGAACAGCTCACCGAGGTTCATTGGGAGAGTCAGGAAGATGTAGTTGGTCATGAGTTAGAAGACGATGAATGTGCTACTGGAGTATGTCCAGTTAAGTAAGTAAGCTCAACCTTAATGAAACGTAAGTACTCCTCACGGTTCATTTTTTATAATAGGGGATTTAAATGATAATTACAGACGAATTATTGTTGGCATTATCAGAGAGATTTAATGCTAACAGCATCCGACATGCTGAAGATTGGGAAGAGACTTGT